CACAAAATCAAAAAGCCTCGTAAGGATGGCAGACCCATTGGAAAGAAATGGGATAAAGCCAAGCTACTCCTTATGAGATACTGTCCAGAGGCTCTAGGAGGCGATCACAGGGCTATCTGGGCTATCGTAGGCCATAAGTGGGTCTACTGCTCCACAAAGCAACTGTGCAAGTCTGGTGGCAATGCTAAGGCCACCCTGTCTCGACAGGCATGGGATAAACTTGTATCCTCCAAGGGTAACAGGGATATCGAAATACTGGCGTGAAACATAAACCACCGACAACTAAAGTTATCAACAATAAACCTGATAACAGGTTGAAGGTGGTTTACAATCAAAAGCTACATAGACAGTGGCTGATAAAACAAATCAACAAAGAACTAAAAGAAAAGGAAAATCAAAATGGTAAAAGTTGATATCAATAAGAGTGATTTAGATCACGCACTATCGACCATGAAAGACCTGAGAAGAATAGCCGAAGGTGTTCAGGTTAAAATCTATGGCGATATGGCAAAAGTAAAACTTAAGAACCTACCTAGCTGTATCGATGAGGAGTTCACTATAACGAACAGGAGAGGTACTCCCAGTGTAGGTAACTGCATAGATAACGTAATTAACTTTCTGGAGGGATTAGAGTAATGCCAAATTCAAAACAACTGTCTTTAATTTTAAACAAAGTCGAGAAGTGGCTTAAGAATGAGGTCAATCAATACAAAAGAATTAGTAAGCGTATTGATGAAGGCGAAGACCCTGTAAATGTATGTGACGCACCTGAGATATTCTTTGGCAGAAATGAATGTGCCGAAGGTCTTTTGTCTCAGATTGCCAAGTGGAGAAAAGAGTACGATGACAATGACGTACCTAAGACCATGACACTTGCCGATATCACTGAGGAAAGAAGAAAGAACCCTGAGAAGTATTTATCTCAATACACTATCGATGAGATGAAGAAAATAGGCTTACCGATAAGGAGGGATAAGTAATGGCTAATAAATACAGAGTGGCAATAGCCTATGAAGAGGGTTTTGTTATAGAGATCAAAGCTAAATCGAAAGAGGAGGCTGAGGAAAAAGCTGTTGAAATGACTGAGGAGTATGCAGAAGTTTCTTTTGATGATGGCACAATTACTGACACAGTTCACAGAGATTATTTTACTGTGCAATCTGATTTGATGGAGTAATAATCATGACCAAGAAAAAAGAGTTCACTACCGAAACATTGTTTTGGCTCTGGCATAATAGTTGTCCTTTAGAAAGATGGTCAGTCAAGACTGAGGAAGAAATAAACAGTGACGGATCAAAGACTGTTAAAGTCGAGTACACTATTCCCAGAACTAAAGATTATCTTGAGGGCATAAAAAAACAAGTCGATGACAAACTGGAGGCTATCATGAAGGGAGGTCATTTCTCCGATGATGGCTGAGGCTCTTATGTGTCTCGCTCTTAACGTCTACTTTGAGGCTAGGAGCGAGAACATGGCATCACAGTTAGCCGTATCGCTAGTGGTGATGAATAGAGTTGAAGACCATAGGTTTCCCAATACAGTTTGTGGAGTCGTCAAGCAAGGACTTAGATATAAAAACGGCAAAGTCGTGTTGGGGAAATGCCAGTTCTCTTGGTATTGTGATGGCAAGCCTGATAGACCTAAGAATAAACAGGCATGGTTGAAGGCACAACAAGTAGCGTCAATAGTACTGGATGGGAGCATGGTTGATTTCACTGAGGGATCAACCCACTACCATGCGTACTATGTCTATCCCTCGTGGCGTACAACAAAAACAAAAGTGACTAGGATAGACAGTCACATATTTTATCGATGGGAGCAGTAATATGAATGAGTTAATAGATTTTGGGTTTACCCTCTGGATTGTCTTAATATTTCTGGTGGGTATGCCTATGCTACTGGAGTGGCTATGGCTATTCTATAAAACAATAATTGGAAAGGAAAATCATGAACGAACTACAGGAGAGGATTGATGATCTCAATGTCTTGATAAAACAAATCAATGACAAGGAAAGAGATTATCTTCATCGATGGAGCGATGTCGATAAGTCAGCGACTATCATTCAAAGCCTTATATCAATGATTAAGCTAGACGTACTGGAGCTAGTTGTGAAGTATAAGGTTGATATGAAGAACCTAGACTTAGCTATGGAGGAGCATCACTTATCATCAGTTAGCTATTTATTTGACCCAGATATAACCAATGAAGGAGGAAACAATGAGGACAGATAGCAATATGGAAAACATAAAGTTCTTACTGGACAGTATGGAGTTAAACGAAACATACATGGATAATCCAAAGAACTATGTTCCAGTGTTTGAAAAGATAGTTCTTGGTCTTAAGCCTATAGTTAAGAGCAAGGATGTTAGTCCACAGGACTTTGCTGTGGCTCTCACATTATACTCTATTGAGATGATGTTTCTTTATGCACCTAAAAAGAATGTAGCTCTCTACACCCTACTCGATATGATCAAAGCCAAGTTGGATATGATACGCATTGAGGAAGGCACAGAGAAAGACATTGATGGTGAGGCGTAAAGATGTTAACTCTGGGAAATCAAATCATGATTACTTCATAGTTTGATTTTCCTTCAGACTGGAGGTGGGGAAACTCACCTCCTTTTTTAGGAATACACATGAATAAATTATCAAAAGAATTATTGGTCAAACCCATAACAGGGAAGGAGACACACAAGTGGCTAAAAGAAAAGCACTACGCCAAGAGAGTGCCTAGTATAACCTACGCCTATGGTCTTATAAAAGGTCATGAGCTTGTCGGTGTTGTCACTTATGGCAAGCCTCCCAGTCCATCGTTATGCGATGGCGTATGTGGCAAGGATCACTCAGCTAAAGTGTTTGAATTAAATAGGCTATGCCTGTTAGACAATCGTAAGAACGAGGCATCATTTCTTGTGGCTAACAGTCTACAGCAACTGCCTAAACCAAAAATTATTATATCGTATGCCGATACATCCTATGGTCATGTCGGTATAATCTATCAGGCGTGTAACTTTCTTTATACAGGCTTGTCCGATAAGCGTACCGAATGGAGAGAAAAGAACAGTAACGCCCACAGTAAGACAATCTGTGAGCAGTACACTCTTGAGGAGCGTATGAACAGCGATGCCTTCGAGGTTGTCGAGCGACCACGCAAACACCGATACATCTTTATTGTTGCAAGCAAGACAGAAAAAAGAAGGTTAACCAAACTAATAAACTATGACCAACAGGATTATCCTAGAGGTGTATCAAGACGTTACGATTCAAGTGCTGATATACCTATCCAAGGCATATTACTGTAGGTGTGGGAGAGATGATAGCATTGCTCAACTGAGTTACTTGGGTAGATCAACCCTCCCTATCAAGCCTGACAATTTAGCATATCAGATACGATATATAAAAAAACGGATTTAAATCGCTATTTAAGTCCGATTTAAAGTAAACAAAGGAAAATCATGAAACCATGTATACGCTCTGGCTATTGTTGCCAGACTGCACCTTGTGGCTTTGGCGAGGTCACAAGCCCTGAGAACCCCTCATGTCGATTTCTAGGCGGGGCTAGGTCAGGGGAGTACTTTTGCACTAAATATGAAGAGATAGTGCTAGGATCGCCTCAGAATGGTGCTGAGATCAGTCCTGCCTTTGGTTCTGGCTGTTGCAGTCCATTTAATTCACTAAGGCATAAACTTTTAAACAAATCATAGGAGAAATTATGGGAATAAGATTATTTATCTCAGGTGAGGAGAAACAAAAAGATCAGGTCACTTATCTTAAGGATAAAATGACTGATATAAAATCACGAATTAAATCCGACAAAAAGTTATTAAAAGAGGTAACTTCTAGGATAGAACACTTGGAAAAAAGAAAAGGGGAGATTGCTGTACTTCTTAATGCTGTAGAGGCCAAGCAATCTTCTATCAAGAAGGCTCAAAACAGGGCAAGATATCTTGTGAGAAAGCATGACTTTCTTACTCTTGAGTATGATGACTATGATTACTGGATTGAAAGTAGTTCATCAGTTCACATGGATGAAGATGGTCAGTGGGATGAGGATAGTGATTATTACATAGACGCAGGTATGAGGCACGTTCATGTTCAACCTGATAACTCCCACTGGCTAGACATTGTGGAAGTGTGTGAACGTATAGTTAATGATGTTATGAATATGGAGCATTGGAACTCATCTTTAACATCAAAAAAAGGGAGTAATAAATGAGGCATAAGTCAATCATAATAAGACACAGATATGATGTTTACTCAGGAGAACTAAAGGTTGAGTTTACTGATTTGTATAAAGAAATGCATAATGTTATGAAGATTGATTGCTTAATTGATGCTATGGCAGACATAAAAAAGGAGTTAGAAGAGCAGATAAAAAAAGGGAGGAACAAGTCCTCCCTTAGTGTATAAAGCAAAACAAAGGGCGAGGCTCGACCTTTGGTCTACACTATATGTAGCAGTAGTGGTCTAAAAAGGCAAGTCATCCTCTTCTTTAACAGGTATCTTGATCTTTTTAGGCTCCACCACAGGAGGCTGTATAATCTTTGGCTCTATGTATTCCCTGTATTGACTTGTGTCAGTATCAAAGGATAACTCTGTGGAACCTTGTTTGCCTATCCAGTTAAAACGCATCTTCCATATCATGATCTGTGTAACGTCATCCTGATGAGGTCTTGGCCTGTGTACTGTCATTCCACAGTCTGATTTACTAAACCACGCTGATGATCCAGAGATATCATATCCTTTTGGTGGTGGTACTTTACCAGTACTATCACGCATCATCTTTGTGGGATGTGCCACAAACCAAACGTGAACACCATAAGACTGGGCAAACACTCTCAGTCGTGTCAGCATATCAGAGATGTAATCTGTCTCTGACATATTGTTAGCTTTTGTTATGTAGTTGTAGGGATCGATAACTACACCTCGAATACCATAACGCATAACAGAAACTCTAAGTCTTTCGATAATACTATCCAGACTTGTTAAGCTACCATCACGCTGATATAAAAAAGAGAAATGATCGGAGACAAACTTTTTACCCTTTTCTAGTTCGTCTTCGGTCATTCTTGGCTTGTCACTCTCATAGAATGGTTTGCCAATATATTTAGAAATTAATTTAGCAATGTGAACCTTGGGTTCATTCTCGAAACTACAAATGGAAAACTTCCATTCAAACTCTCTTGCCATATTCATCATGATAGAATCAACAAACTCAGATTTACCTGATGAAGGATGACCTGTAACAATAGTAAGCTGTCCTTCGACAACGCTGTAAAATTCATCGACATTGGAATATCCTGTGCTTTTCCCTTTGCCAAATCCCTTGTTGTATATCTCATGTACTTCTTCATAGAAGTCTGATGGGTTATATAGGCCTGCCACAGGATATGGTTGGGCGTTCTCAACGATTTCCCTGAGAACGTCCTTACCATGTTTTACAATAACGTCATTGGCATCCTTGCACTCCTCTGGGTAATCCAGTTTCCAACACTTGTCTTTACCAATGCGTCTAGCCATCTCCTCTGCCATAGCTATGCCTGCTGAGTCATTGTCGGTTGCAATAATAACCTTCTCTGCACTCTCTATGATATCCTTGGCATTCCAGATAAAACGAAACTTATTATCGTCTGATGGATCAATACGTCCATCAGTAACCTTCATAATGGCTCCATGAGGCACTGAGCATACGTTGCTTATTGATGCCTCGACAAAAGCACAGCAATCCATTTCACCTTCGCATATTATTAAAGGCTCTTCTGGATTTATGTTATCGATGTTAAAGAAAGTTTTAGGTGACCCATCACAGGCAAAACCCTTCTCACTGATCGACCTTATCTTGGAGGCGTACTTGTGACCATTGGATTGATAGGGAAAGGTTATACACTCTGTTTTTGATCCTATGCTTTGTATGTAGTTGTGTGTTGTTTTAATGCCTAACTTATCGGCTGTTTCTTCTGTTATCCCTCTGGACTTTAACCACTCTCTGCCTTTGTCTGACAGAGGCTTTACCTCGTTTAACCTCACCAACTCCATACCAAATACCTCTCCTTTTTCATCGAATCTTTTTGCCCCAGATGTACCACAGTGATGACACATATAGACGAATTTATCTGCCGTAATATTAACAGATAAAGTTTTTAAATTTTTCTTTTTTCTATTTTGACACTCTATACTTGGGCAACGCAGTTTATACTGACCTATACTATACCCATGTATCGTGTCGAGAATACTTTCTACGTTCACGATTCACCTCATTTGTTTTGCTCAGACCAGATTAATAAAAATTTTTTTTCTGGTCAACTTAGAAAAACACAGTACAATACATGGTATACCATGTTATATGGTATACCTATTATAATAAACCACTTGGTATACCATAGCTATCGAATGGTGTAAGCCGTATAATAGCTCTAGGGTTCTCCTTATCTAAACCCCAATAGATTGTTTTCTGTTTTACCTGTCTATCATTCTTATAGATAAAACCCTGTAGGCAATCCAAGATTAAACTCTCGTCTAAATCTGGCCTCCTTGTGGCATAGTAAATCATAATCTCTATGGCTACGTCACACTCTATAAGAGGATCAAGTTGTGGGCATTGCTTTTTAAATCCACTAACGTATGCCAATGCCTTTTTAGATTTAATTGGAACCACTCTATTGTGTATCTTTACAAGTTTTCTCTGGTTGGCCTTCGATGCAGGCTCTCCCAGTATCTCAAATTTAACATCAAAGTTTTGTTCAACAAAATCTTGATCTTTGTTCAATAAATTCATATATTAACCTCAGAAGGAAAATCAAAATGATTACAAACAAGCATAACCTACCAGAGGCGTTTGTCAATTTCGCCAAGAAAGACACCTATTCCAAAGGTGAGGCTGACATATCAGTCACCAGTTTAATTGATTCGCCACGAGTTCGCATGATGAAGGATCACTACAAGAACGATATATCCTTTGATGTCATCGATAATATATGGGCATTGTTTGGTACAGCAGTGCATCACATATTAGAAAGTGCCAAATCAGAAACACTGATAAAAGAGGAACGCCTATACGCTGATATAGATGGTTGGAAACTATCAGGAGCTATCGATCAGCAAGAGATAGATGACGATGTCATAAACATCATAGACTATAAGGTCACCTCAGTGTGGTCAGTCATATACGATAAACAGGCATGGCATGAACAATTAAACTGCTATGCCCACCTTGTTGAGATGAACAAGGATAAGCCAGTTAAAAGTCTAAAGATATGCGCTATACTTAGAGATTGGCAACAACGTGATGCCAGAAACAAAGACAACTATCCACAGGCTCCTATTGTTCTTGTGGACATACCACTGTGGTCTTTTAATGAAAGGGATGTATATGTGCGTTCTCGCATGGCTCTGCATAGGTCAGCCAGTGACATGGTTACTGTTATGAAAGATTCAGACCTACCAGTGGATGCCTTCTTTCCTAAGTGTTCCGATGCTGAGAGATGGTCACAACCTAGCAAGTGGGCAGTCATGGTTAAGGGTCTTAAGAATGCTAAGAAACTCTGTGATACTCAGGAGGAGGCAGAGGAGTATATGGCTAACAATAAGTTTGATAGGAAACCCTACATTCAGTTTAGAAAAGGGGAACCTAAAAGATGCACTGGCAACTATTGTTCAGTTGCCGACATATGTCACCAATGGAAAGAAGAAAGAGAGGCAGTAAATGGGTGATGACGATAACGACTTTGAGGAAAGATTTGCTTTGAAGGTTAAGCCTGATACACGAATGCGACAGGTAAGGCATTTTAAACCAAGTGTCATTGAGAAACTAAAAGCAATCAAAAGGGATATGAAAAATAGCATTATATCCCCAGATCAATTTAACAATAAAAAACAAAAGCAAAACAAGGAGAAAAAGAATGACAGATAATCTTGCATGGAGTCAGCTAAAAAAAATAGACGTTGAAAAAGAAAAGATGGTCAAACAGAAAGGTAAGT